TCTTCACCGTCGATGGGCGGCACTTGATCGACCCGCCCGGGTGCGTTGCCAGGGCGCCCACCGTCGACATCTTGCCGCCGTAGAACTCCCAGACACCCTCCTCGCCGATGGCCTCGCGGATGCGGTCTTGCACCAGCGCCGCCTTGTCCATCTGCGTGGCGAGGACCACGACCTCGGTGTTCGTTCGCCCTGCCCTGGCCGCCTCCTCCACCGTCCAGGACGAGAGCATCGCGGCCATCTGCGTCTTGCCCACGCCGCGGGCCACCTGGAGGACCACGATCCGGCAGGCGGGCGCGTCGCCCTCCGACCGCCACGCGACCAGGTGGGCGAAGACCCACACCGCCCAGGGCATCAGCTCCCAGCGGTAGACCTCCCGGGCGTGGGCCACCAGGCGGTCCAGCCGGTCGCCGTCCCACGTGCCCGTCCTCCTCGCCTCCAGGTACCGCCCGCAGGCGGCCCGGACCCTCGCGTTCGTGACGGTCGACCCCTCGAGCACCGACCTGGCATAGGCGTCGGCGACGTCCAGGGCGGTCGTAGGTGCTTGCCTAGACGCACGTTGCCGGCCTCGGCCGGGTTTTGCAGACGGGCCTTGGACGTCGGTACTCCCAGAGGCCTTCGCCCGGGGGGCCTTAGGCCGGGGGGATTTTTTCGAGCTGCTCATGGCAGGCCCTGCAACAGACGACCAAAGTCGACGCATCCAGCCGACGTCCTGGGTTGTCGCGCCACTTGAAACGGTGATGGACCTCGGCCGACGGCTTCACGTTGCACACTTGGCAAAACGGATGGTTCGCTCGCAGCACGCGGCTGAGCTGCTGCATGGCCTTGGCCCCCTTGCCTTGGTGTCCCGAGCGTGGAGCACGTGATGGCTTCGATGCCCATCTGTTCGTTGGCTCACGCCGCATGGCGCTTCCAATGCAGGAGCATCATCCGGTCCAGCGCGTGGTCGTCCTGCGCCCGCCACATCACCAGCCATGGGCATTCGTTCTGGCGCATGACCACCACGGGAATGGCCCCTTCCTCGGCATCGGCCTCTGCCTGCCGCATGAAGTCGCTGACCCCGTTCACCACGTTCATCAGGCTCGGGATGCGACCCGACCCAAGCACCTTCGGCCAGCGGTCAAGCCGGCAGAACAGCAGCTGGTCCCTGGTGAGGTTCAGGTCGGCTTCGTTGGCCGCGACCGTGAACCGCTTCAGGCCCTTGGAATGGAACTTGACCTCGAAATGGGCCTTCAGGGCGACGGCCTGCGGTGCCCAGATGTCGGCGGTGGCGTTTCCCCACCGCTGGGCGGTCCGTTCCCACTTGAGGTCCGTGATGCCTTCCATGGCGCGGCAGGCTTCGAGCTCGCCGCGGCATCCCTTCGATCGGCTGTTGACTTTCATCGCTTGATCTCCCGTACACGGTGCCTTCCGACCTTGACCACCACGACCTCCTCGGGCCGGTCGTGCTTGGCGTCTGGGTTCTTGCCTCAACGGGCCTCGTCCAGGTCGCTGGTGAGCCGTGCAATGGCGCGGTTCTGAAGCGCCAGCGTTCGCCACAGCGCATCCAGGATGTGGTTGGCCCGTTCAGGCAGCGCGGCGCGGTTGGCGTCGTGCCATGCCCGGTCGGCCTTCTCGGCCCGTTCCACGGCGGTGGTTCGTTCGGGAAGGTTCACTTGCCGTCCTCCTTGAAGCAGTCCCAGCCACGGGATTTCATGTACCTCATGGCGATCTCATGGAAACGATTGCTGTCCACATACATCACAACGGTATCGGCTGAATCAACCATCGCTGCGAACTCACAGCAAGAACGCCTCGCCTCGTCGCGCTCGGCGGTGAGGCGGTCGATCTCGCGCTGCTGCTCGAGCAGCTTCGCCGTGAGCGGGCCGAGGTCGGCGTTGCATCGTTCGTCGCTCATGCCGCGACCCCCTTCAGCCGGTGCAGGAGCACGGCACGAACGTCCCGAGCCCCGGCAAGCTGCTGGACCTGTTCGTTCAGGAGGTCGTACGCCGACCTCCCGGTGCGAGCCCACCCCAGGCAGAGGTCACCCCAGCAGCGACGCGCCTCGTCCTCGGTCAAGCCGTGCTGGACCATGACCCGCCGGCAGACCTTCCGCTGGGAGGCGATGTCTGCCCGAGGGTCCCGGATGCGAATCCGCCCCTCCACATCCGATGGAACCTCCCACCCTCCGGCTGCCCCGTCAGGGGCGCCTTGGTTGGTGGGAGGGTTCTTAGGATAGTTAGTAGCTCTGTGTGACACCGGATCGGTGTCAGGCTGAGCCTTTACTGGTGTCTGTGTGACACTTTCAAAAGTGTCAGGCTGAGCCATCACGAAGGCGTAGGCGAGGCCCTTCCGGTTGCGCTTGACCGAGATGACGAGCTTCGCCCGGAGGCTCCGCATCACCCGCTTGACGGTCGCCAGGGACAGCCCGGTCTTGGCCGCCACGTGCGACTGAGACGGGTAGATCCGGTCGCCGTAGTCAAGCAGCGCCAGCGCCACCAGCTTCTCCAGCGGGTCCAGAGAGTCGCCCCGGCGCCAGATGTCACTCGGATACAGCTTGGCCATCCCTGGCCTCCCTTCCGAGGTCGGCCAGGTAGGCCTCCAGCTGGGCGTCCATGTAGAGGTCGTGCAGCTCCTCGGCCGGCAGGAGCTTCGCCTGGGGGATGAACCACGCAATGGGGTCGCCCCGCTCGTACTGGTGGATCTCCTTGCTGTGACGAATGCTGCCGTGGCAGTAGCCGGCGATGCGGTAGCGCAGCCGGTCCAGCTGCACGACGAGCACGTGGTAGCGGTCCACGGCGTCCCGCTGCCGCATGATGAGGCAGCCGGCCGAGACCGCCGTGGTGCGGACGTCGAACGGCCCGACGTCCGGCTGCTTCCGCAGGGCTGGGTCGTAGGTCGGGACCGACGAGGAGCCCAGGAACCGCATCAGGGCCATCTCGCCGCACGTGCCGAGGATGTCGATCTCCAGCGGGTGGCGGTAGGTCCCGCCCCACGTGCTCTGCTCGGCGTTGATCGACGCCCACTCGTTTCGACGAAGTGCGATCAAACGCGCCTTTCCAAAATCGTCTTCGGTGAGGGTGACGGTGCTCATCAGAACGGCACCTCCTCTGCGGCCGGGTCGACCCAGCCGTCATGGACCTTCACGCCGTCGCCGTAGGGCGCCAGCTGGAGAACGATGTGGGCGCCCGCCTCGAAGGTCAGCGGCTCGAAGGAGGTGAACCACTCGGTCCCCTTGCCGGCTTCGATGCCGATGCGCCAGTACTCCTTCCCGGCCTTGCTCACCTTGGGCTGGACGCCCGCACACTTGCCGCGAACCTCCTGAAACGGGGCACCGCCCTGCTTGCCTCCTGCGGGCTTCGACGCCTTGGATGGTGCTGGCAGCGCCTTCGCGGGCGCGGGCGCGTCCTGAGGCATCGTGGCGCCTCCCATGGGCATCTCCTCAGCGAACGAGCCTTCGACGCCCAGCATCGCGAACGCCCACCCCATGACGCCCTTCAGGGCGCGACCGGTCGCCCGCGTCTGCGCCATGCCCATGCAGGCGAAGTGATCGGCCTTCTTCCACCGGGCCTCGTCCATGAAGACGGCCGACATCCCCTTCGCGACCATGTGGCCGCTGATGGCGTCGTACACCCCGACCTCGGCCTTCCAATGCGCCGGCAGCGAACCGGACTCCTCCACGAAATGCACCGCGAGGGTGCCCGTCGTGTAGCCCAGCGAGCTCGCGATGGCCTGGCAGCCCGAGACCTTCAGGTACTGCCGCCCCTGAATGTTCTCCACGTGGTTGTCCCTCACCTTGGGACCAACCACCCGCACAAGCTCAAAGTTCGCCGCCGCCCTTTCGGTCGGCGTCAGTCCCCCCGTTACGCTCGGTTGCAACACCAGATCGGTCGCCACGCGGTCTCCCCGCGGTGGCCCGTAAAACCTAGAAAAGTCCTAGGTTACTCGGCGTTATGTTAAGTCGGGTTACGTGGACCTTCCACGCCGCGACTCGCCGAGTGGCCACCGCTATGGCGGATGATATCGACCAATCGGCGAATTTCCTCCAGTTTCCGGCCAGTCCGAGATTCCTTCCGGGCGCGGGTTATGCGGTGGTGTGCTAACCACTTGGCACGGCCGACTTTATACGCCCAATCCCACCCCAATTTAGGGTCAAGTACCGCGTACCAAATGCCGTCCGCGTCGCTATCGCGACGACAGATCCACCACTCCTGGCGCTTCGCATCCATGCGACGAACAGCCTCCCGGGTCCGCTGGTTCATTCCGCCATGGTACGGGCTTCCGTAGACTTTCCACCATGAAGGAATCCCTAGGCGGGCTTCTCTGCGCGGCGATTGCTATCTCCCCGCTCCTGGTCATCCTGGTGATCTGGCTGTTCTTCCGGTCGGCCGTCCGGTCGGGCGTCCAGGGCGCGGCGCCCACGGCCGTGCCCGTGGCCCCGCCGGCTGCCGCGGGCCTCACCGAGCAGGCGGTCCGGGAGATCGTCCGGGACGAGCTGCGCCGAATCCAAGCCGCCCGAGCAGCCGCGAAGCCCAGCCCGGCGTTGCCCGGTTCAGCGCCTCCCGGCGCCGCTGGCAGCCCCCGCAAGGCTTGACGCCGACGGCCTTGGTCGCGGCGGCCACGGCGTCGCCGAGGCCGGGCGCGGCGGGCTCGGACGGTTCGTCTTCTACCCGCCAGTTCACGATCTTCGGCGGGCGTGACAGCTGGACCTCGACGTACCACACCTTGCCGTCGACCTTGAATCGGACGTCTGGGTTCATTGCAGGAATACCGTGATGGATGGCGGCATGAGGTCGCAGCAGAACTCCTCATGCAGTCGGTAGCACTTGCCGCCGCCGGCGCAGCTGGGCGTGTTGATGAACCAGATGTTCTCCCAGGCGTCCACGCAGCCTGGACCGCCGCCCTCCAGGCAGTCGGGACACGCGACGGGATACGTGGGCGGGTCGACGTCTTGGAGCAGGATGTAGCTGGGCTGAATACTGCCAAAGGTTGGCCCGTGCAGATACGTGCAGCCCGGCTGGCGCTGGTACAGGCCGTCGCGGTTGCATACGCCCGAGTCGGCGACGCGAAGGTACGTGGCCGTCATGGTCCCCCAGCAGTACTGCCACCAGACGCATGCGCTGGTGTCGCAGCGCTTGACGTACCACCGCCCGGTGATGGTGAGCGTGATCGCCTGGCACACCCATGCGAACGTCACCTCCACTTGGGTCTTCGTGTTGCCGTTCACTTCGACGGTGATCTTCGGCTGCATTGGAGGCGCCGGGTCGTAGAGCCCGTCCAGGTCGCATCCGCCGCCGGCGAGCGGCAGCGCCCCGGCTGCGTAGGTGACGTCCCACGCGATTGGTCCGACCTCCAGGTATTGCTGGCATGGCCCGGCGACGCCGTTCGTGATCTTCTGGTAGTCGACGCCGACCAGCGCCGTTCGGCTGTTGGCGATGCACGGGTTTCCCGGCGTTGCCAGGTCGTAGCGACAGGCAAGTGGCTGGATCTGGCCCGCCGCTGACCACTTGTACGTCCCGCAGCATTCATGCCCGGGCGGTGCGATGCACGTGGTCCGGTCGGCGAACGGCGGGTTGGGCACCGTGCCGCACGTCGTGCCGGCTGGGCACGACGCCTGGCCACCAAGTTCGGCGGCGCAGTTCGCGCAGGACGTCCGGTCCGTCCCCTGGCAGCAGCAGAAGAACCTCACTTCGACTTCCGGCAGTACCAGAACCCGCCCACGACGCCGCTCACCAGCAGCAGGACGGCGATGGCGATGGACGATGCGAATTCACTTGCGGCGAGCATTGGCGGTCTTCTTTCCCTTGGTGGTGCGGACGGTCAGGCCGAACGAGCAGCCGGCCCCGAACGAGCCGAGCAGCAGCGCGGCCAGCCAGATCATGTATTGATAGGGTTCCATCACTTCGTTCTCTGGTGGATGATGAATGCGAGGGCGCCCACGACCGCGGCGCCGACGATGTACGACCCGTATCGCAAGGCCTCCACGAACGGATTCTCGTCATCCGAAACGTGGCCGAGGTGGTTGTGCACGGTGGCCGCGTGAACGTCGATCCGGTCCAGGGCGGCGCGGGCTTCGCCGAGGTGCTCCTTGGCGACGGCTACGTCGGTGCGAACGTCCGATGCAGCCTCGCCGATGGCGGCCGTGTGCGACACGCAGCCGCCGAGCGTCAGCGCGAGGATGGCGGCGGCGGCCTTCATGCCCACACGCGCTTCGGGTTCACGGGGAAGACGAGGGCGTCCACCAGCGGCTCCAGCTGGTGCTCGGTCAGCTGCTGCCGGCTGCGAACGTTCACGTGGTGCCCTGCGTCGATCACGGCCGGGACCAGCTCCTCGTCGCCGTCCATCACGGCTGGCTCAATGGTGATCGGCCCGATGTGATCGACCGAGTAGTCGGTGCTGAACCCGTCGGGAATGCTGGCCACAGCGAGGGTGGCCTCGGCCATGGCGCGGGTCGGGAATCGGAGCCGGTAGTCGTGCATCATGTGGTGATCGTCTGGAGGTTCGCGTCGGTCAGGGTGCCGCTGTAGAACTCGACCTTACGGATCACGCAGTTTGCGTACTGCGAGAAGGTGCCGGGCACCCCGCTGCTGTCCGTGGCTTCGGCACCAAGCGTCACGAAGTCGGTGTTGGCGATGGTCAGGTTGTTCGTGCCGCTGACCGGGGTTGAGCCATTGATGGCAAACTTGCTCGTAGATCCGTTCCAGTAGTGGACGGCCTTCTGCACCCCGCTGCTGCCGATGGTGCCCGTGGAGGTGCTGCCCGATGACCAGAACGCCCGCGCCGCAGTCGTGCTGCTGGCTTCGATGCCGACCTGCGCGGTAGAGGCATCATCGGTGGACAAGAGCGTCCCGGCCTTGCCAGGCGGGTAGAAATGGATGACCAAGGCACCGGGGTCGGCCCACGACGTGATGCTCGAATCCAAGACGTGAGCGAGGTCTGCGCTGCGGGTGACGGAGGTAGTTGTACTGGTGTTGACAATGTATGAGGTGACGTCGGCGCCATTTTCAATCATGGCACCCCACATCAGAATGTCGCACGAACTACCTGGACCACCAACCACAGTTCTTTGGTCAACACCAATCTCCACGGCACCCGAAGACGAAAGCGTTTCTTGATACGAATACCGCGTCCATGTCGTAGATGTTGTCACTGTCGTGATGCTGCTATTCCCTCCGGCAATTCTGCGAATGCCAATCGATTGGCCAGAACTCGTAGCCTTGATCCATACGGAAAACGTGTATGTGCCTGCGGCGACGCTACCGCTTGAACCTTTGTAGATAAATCCGCTAGATGTTATTTCTACGCGGGTTGCTTCAGTTTGATTGTTCGGCGCAGTCGCATAGTTGACTGTTCTTGTGGTCCCGCTGTTGTTGGTCAACGTCGCGTTCCAGTTGCTGGTGTCTCTGGCGTATTGAGTCCTGCTCTCCTCCACAAGCAGCCCGAGCCTGTTGCCGCTGCTGTCGTGCGTGAGGCGGGCGACGTCCGTGGCCGCCGACGCGACGTAGCCCGAGGAGTCCACGTACGTGCCGCTGCTGGCGCGGGTGAGCGTGTAGCCCGATGGGGTGCCGCTGCTGAAGTCGAGGGACCACGCGGCGGTCGGGGTGCTCGACTGCGAAGTCGCGTTCGCCGTCGCGCTGGCGAGGCTTCCGCTGTCGCAGTTGTACGCCGTCACCCGGTAGTGACGAGTCGACCCCGACGCCACCGTATCCGTGTAGCTGTTGGTTCCGAGGCTGGTCGCGATCACGCTCCACGACCCGAGGCCGTCGATGGACCGCTCCACCTCGTAGTACGTCGCCTGGTTGGGCGCGGCCGTGCTGTCGGCCGTCCAGGACAGCGAGATCGTGCCGACGCCGCCGGTGGCGGTCAGTCCGCCGGGCTGGTTGGGGGCGCCGGTGGCGAGGCACGGCGTCGACGGGGAGGTCGTCGTCCACGGCCAGAGCGAGTAGATCGAACGGGTCATAGCGTGAGCTCCGGCACGGTGAGGATGTTCCAGGTAAGGACGCAGAGCCGGGTCGTGCCGACCTCGGCCCAGAGCTGGGCGACGCCCAGGGCGGGCGCCGGGAAGGTGTCCGTCTGCGTGTCGCTGAA